GGCGCTAGACATCATCACCGGCGCATTACTCAATCTCAATTCATATTCACCGGGCGAGACCCTATCCGCGTATGACGCGCAGACCGGTTTAAACGTGCTTAATGACTTGATTGATTCGCTATCGGCGGATCAGTGCTTTATGTACACGCAAGTCGAAACGATTTACCCATGGATTGCGGGTCAGTATCAATACAGCGTGGGTAACCCGATAGGCGGTACCTTTGTGGGCACCGTCACCGGCGGAAGTGCCACGATTACCGGGATCACCTCAATACCCGCAGCCCTTGCCGTGGGGGCGACGCTCACGGACTTAGGCGCACAGATACCAACGGGTACCTCGTTAGTCCCGGCGCCGACTACGGTACTAGCGATCGGTACGACCACCGTCACCATGAGTGCGAACGCCCTGGCAACGCCCTCAATTAACCCGGATACGATTACATACACCGTGCCGGGTAATATCCCCATCGCGCGACCCTTGCGGTTCCGCGATGGGTTCACCCGCTCAGCCACGTCCGGTCAGTCAAACCTCGATTACTCATTCGAGATGATTAGTTTTGACCGCTACAAGGAAGAGCTACTCAAGAATGTTCAGGGACCATGGCCTTACGTTGCCGCCTATCAACCCACATTCCCTTACGGAACGCTCTACGTCTACCCGGCGCCGTCCGCGAACTACACCGCGCATCTTTTCACGGATCTAATTATAGCGGAGTGGCCGCTGACGACGACCGCGTACACTCTGCCGCAAGGATACAGCCGAGCGCTTAAAAAACTCCTAGCGCTGGAACTCGCGCCCAACTACGGCAAGACCCCTAGCCCGCAACTGATTACCCAAGCCAAAGAAGCGAAAGACCTAATCAAAGCGGTCAATGATTCGCCGGTAGTAACGCTTAAGTTCGATTCGTCCATCAGCCGAAGTCAGACCAATGACGCTGGGTGGATCACTCACGGGGGTTTCCGCTAGTGTACAAAGGCGCAGACCCCGGCTTTGTGGGGCCGTCCTACCAAGCACCGATGGTGCTACAAAGTGCGCAAGATACGATTAACTTCTATCTCGAAAAGGCGCCGGACGACACGCAACCCAAAATGCCTAACGCGTTGCTCGCGTGTCCGGGGCTTAATACGGTGCTCACATTCACCTATAAGGGTAATCAATTTAGTGCGCCGGTGCGTGGCTTTTGGGTGCTGCCTGGCGGGGTCCAAGCGCTTGCGGTGGTTTCAAATATTCTCTACCTCATCACGATTGCGGTACCCGCAACGCAGACCACCATTGCAGTGTATACCGCGGTGACGGTGGGACTATTGCAAACGTACACCGGCCCGGTATGCATTCGTGATAATGGCGTGTTGCAAAATGGCTTAGGCGGGTATGCGGTCATCGTAGACGGTACCTATGGCTATTACTACTTGCTCAACAGCAACGGCGTAGCAACCAATAGCTACTCATTCACTCTAACGGGCGCCACCACGGCGGGCAGTGCAGTAATTACGTTGCCGGGTAGTCTGCCGAATGGCTTGATAGTGGGCGCGGCTATATCGTCAACGAGCGCTTATATTTCTGGCAACATCGCTAGTGTTGACACCATTGGGTTGACCATCACGTCAACCGCGGTGGCGGTGGCCACCGGTAGCAGTGTACTGATTACAATTACCGTGCCAATCTTTGCACAGATTACCGACGCGGGATTTTTGGGAGCCGACCGAATCGCCTTCATTGAAGGGTGGCTAATATTCAATGAACCGAGTACGCGTACGTTCTACACCACGGGGCCGACGCCCTATCAGTTACTCTTTCCCGGCGCTTTTTTCTCGCTCAAGGATTCGAGCACAGATAACCTCGTGACGTTGTTCGAACAGGACCGCGAACTATGGCTAGTGGGTGAGCGAACATCGGAAGTGTGGTTTAACGCGGGCGGCACTAATTTTGCGTTTCAACGCGTGCCGGGTGTGGGTCCGCAGATAGGATGCGCGGCTAAAAATTCTATTACTCGGTGCGGTGCGGTGCTCGCGTGGCTGGGCCGAAACGAGCAAGGGCAAAACGTCGTGGTATGCACGAATCAATACACCTGGCAGCGCATTAGCACGCATGCGGTAGAGCATGCCATTGCATCGTATCCTGTCGTGTCTGACGCGATTGGGTACGGCTATGAGGATGATGGGCATTTGTTCTATATGCTCACGTTTCCAACGGCGGATGTCACATGGTGCTTTGATTTCACCGCGGGCCAATGGCATAAGCGCCTGTCGTATGACCCCGTGGCCGGCGTCTATCATCGGCACCGCTCTAATTGCTTCATGGATTTTGGCGACGTGCGAATCGTTGGCGATTATCAGAATGCTGTCATGTATCAAATGAGCCGCGCTTATACCTCAGACGCGGGCAACCCGTTACGTGCATTGCGCCGCACGCCGCCGACCTGGCAACCCACTACGCGTGAGCGCTTGTTTTTTAGCCAATTTCAAATCGAATTCACGCCTGGCGTGGGATTGCAGACGGGTCAAGGATCAAACCCGCAAGTGATGCTTAGATGGTCGGACGATGGCGGCTTTACGTGGTCTAACGAGCACTGGGCGACGATCGGGAAGGCGGGCGCGACCCGCAACCGTGCTATCTGGCGCCAGCTAGGACAATCGCGCAATCGAGTATGGGAATTGGTCATCACCGACCCCGTACCGCGCGACATCATCGGCGCGACACTCTACGCGGAAGCGTCTTGACATGGGCACGATTCAATACCGCAAGGTACCGCAATTCAATCAAAAGCTAATTACCGGCGAAACTACACATTCCGCGTGGTATCGCTACTTTACGCAGAATGAATTAGGGACGCCGCCGACATCAGAGACGGTGCTAACCGTGGGCGCATCGCCATACAGCTTCACTGCGCCGATGAAAGGCTTTATCGTGGTGTCGGGTGGCACGGTATCAAAGATTACTTTTTCTCGCCTAACGGGTACCGCGTGGACTACCGGACAGACTCAAGGCTGCATACCCGTGGCGCAAAATGACGCAGTGAGCGTGACGTATACCGTCAAGCCCACCGTGGTATTCGTGCCCCTATGAGTTCCGCGAGTGTCACCATTGCACCCGAACCCTTAACGGATTCACTCATTGCGGAAATTGTGCCACTAGGCCGCAAGTGTTGGGCCGAAAGCACGCTTGCAAAGGGCGAGAACTGTGCAGGGGAACGCGATCTAGTGATTGACCCAAACCTTGCGGAGTTTTGGAAATTATCAGACGTGGGTGCTTTAGTCATCATGGTCATGCGGGCGAACGAAACGGCGCAAGGCTATATCTTAGGGTGGACGTATCGAGCGCTGCACCATCAAAGCATGTTGGGCGCCATTGCGGACACGTTCTATGTAGAGCCGCAGTTCCGCTCCTATGCCGGCGTCATGGTCGATATGTTTGTTGCCGAACTTAAAAACCGCAACGTCAATATGATTGGATGGCCGGTGACGCCTGGCAGCTATGGTCATCAATTACTACTCGCGCGTGGCTTCGTGGCCGATGACGTCGTGATGGAAAAAAACCTATGTGTATAGCCGGTGCGATTGCCGGCGCCGCGGTCGTGGGCGCCGGGTCATCCATTTTTGGCGCAACCACACAAGCTAATGCAGAGAACAACGCGACCGCGCAACAAGCGAGCATGTATAACGCGCAAGTCGGCCGCGAAGCGCCCTATGTGGCTGCCGGCAACCAAGCGCAAGGGGCGCTCAATAACCTATTAGGCATCGGCGCGAACACGGGCCAAGGCGGGTCCTATGGTTCATTAAACGCGCCCTTCACCGCGGATACGTTTAAATCATTGTCCCCGGCGTATCAGTTCCAAATGCAGCAAGGGCAACAAGGGGTATTAAATCAAGATTCGAGCGCTCAAGGCGCCGAGTCTGGCGCCGCGCTTAAGGATTTGATTAGCTTCAATCAGAATTACGCCAACACCTCGTTTAACAACGCGTTCCAGCAATATCAGACGCAACAGACCAACACGTTTAACCGTTTAAACAGCATCGCGCAGACCGGCGAATCGGCCGCGAGCAACCAAGCCACCGGCGGCAGTAACTACGCGAGCGGCATAGCAGGGACCACGGTAGGCGCTGGCACCGCGGCGGCGAGTGGTGCCGTGGGTGCGTCGAATGCGTTGACTGGCGGCGCCACCAACGCCGCCATATGGGCACAGTACGGTGGGGGCGGAACTCCCGCTATTAACCCTAATACCAATATGGGCGGTACGGACTTTGGCGTTGCCGGTAACTGGTAATGGCTGACTATCCCGCTCTCGACGTGAAATCGCCGGATGTGATGGGTACGCTTAATGACGTGTTGGGATTGCAAAGCAAAAAGCTAGCGCTGCAAAAGCAAGCGCAAGACCTACAGACCGGGCAAGCGTTACAACAGACCGCGCAAGCCGACGCCTCGCAAGCGCAACAGAAGAATACCGAACTATCTGGCGTGGCGGATTTGGTTAAAAATGCCGATCGGTTCCGCACGCCCGATGGCGGATTCGACGACAAAGCGTTTAGCGATGAAGTCGCGCGGCGCGCGCCGGTGTACGGGCAGCAAATACGCACGCAAGCGCTATCGGCCGCGGGCGAATCGCTAACTAATCGGACCACGGCGCAGAATCTTACCGATACACAGCGCACCTCTATTGCCGGCACGATGAAAGCGCTTGCGGGAAAGCCAGATTTGAGCATGACAGACATCATTAACGCGAGCGATCAGCTAATAGACCAAAACCCGGACCCGCAATTCAGACGCATGGTGTTATCGACGGTGGCACATTTGCCGCAGACCGCGAGCCCGCAACAATTGCAGCAAGTGGTCAGCACCATGGCGGGCACCATGTCCGGTCAGTCGCCGATTGAAATGGCGCCGAATGCGGCCGGTCAGACCGTCGTGCGGGACAAAAATACCGGTCAGATACGCGCGCCGACCTACGCAACCGGAAGCGATAGCAGTTTAAATCCATCCTCGACCAAGGTAGCGGCGGCAACGGGTGCGGCAACGGGTGCGGTAGACATTGATACTAAGCGGGCGGCGCAAGTCAGTGACGCGGCTCAAAGCGCGCCGGGTCAAATCGCACTCACTAAGCAAGCGGATCGGCTTGTCGATATGATTCAAAGCGGAACATTCTCTGCATTCACCGACAATATGCGCAAGGAAGCGGGCAGCGATGACCCGTCCGTGGTTGCGCGATTCGAGCTTAAAAAGGTATTGGGAACGCTCAAAGATGCTGCTACTGCTCACGCGGGCAGTGATGCGCGTTTGGCTACTCAGCTAGAACAATTTCCCGATGAGACGTCACCTAATGAAGTGGTGCACTCGCGCATGGATACCATGCGCGGCACTTATCGGCTGTTTCAGGAACGGCGAGACAATTTAAATTCGTATCAGTCAAAGTATGGTCTAGCGGGGTTTCAATTGGCCGATGACCATTTAAGCGGCGGGCGCGATCCTTTGACCGCTGAACTTCACGCGTTACCCCCTGGCAGTAATGAGCGGCGCCAATTCTTGACGCGTACTTATAAAGGCGACCGCGACGCCATGCAGGACGCCATAGAGCGCGAACGCGCCTCCTATCACACGGTGGGAAATGCCAAGTAACGCGCGTCAATATGATGATGATGTCGTCGCGGCAACGGGCGGAACGAGCGACGCCACGCCCGCGCGAAAATATGATGATGATGTCATAGCCGCGGCGAAGCCGGATGCGTCAAAGCCTAAGCGGGTTGGATGGGCGGAAGAAAACCTATTAGGACCGTCTGAAATACTTGGCGCGGGGGTAGCCAACATCCCCCACGGCGCCGCACATGCCGCGGTCGATTTGTATCGACGTGTTACGGGCGGCGACACTGACGCGCCCGACCCTTCAATAGTCCGAGCAACGCAAGTTCCCATAGGTGAGGGCGGGCGGCAACTATTAGGCGACATCGCGCAACTACCGGGCGTTAAGCAGGGTGTCGACCTGGCACGAAGCGGTGATAGGGCACTAGAAACCGCCAGTCCTACCACGCACGATATTGTGCATCAAGCCGCGGGGGTTGCGGGGGACGTTGCGAACATTGCGCCCGTAGCGGCGCCGGTGGTGAAAGGCTCGCGCATGCTGGGTGAGGCATTCGGCGCGCGCACGGCCACCGGGGCGCCCGCAAGTGCAACCGGCGTTGATGCCACGCAAGCGGCGCTTAATCGATCAGTCGCGCAGAGTGGAACGAATATGGGCGCCGCTGCCGCCGCGCCGGATGTGTCACGCGCAAGCCAACCGCTGCGCGCTGCCATTCAAGGCATGTCCGGGAATGGAACCAAGCCGCTTAACTTGGAAGCGGTACAAAATCACCTAAAGGCGGATGAGTTCGGTATAAATCTAACCGCTGGGCAAGCCACCGGGGACGGGGCGCAACTCTCTAGCGAGTTCAACACGCGCAACAAAAACCCTGCCTTCGCGGAACGCATGGCACAGACGAATCAAAAACTCATAGACGGGTTGAACGGCATTAAAGAGGATGTCGCGCCCGCTGCCGCAGTTGACCACGAAGCCAACGCGCAGACCGTCATCGATGCTTACAAGGATAAATATGCACCGATTGCCGCAGACGCTAAAGCAAAATGGGAAAAATTCCAAGCCGCGGCCGGCGGCGCTCTACCGCTAGAAACGGGCGACTTTACCGCGCAAGTGGGCGCCGCTCTGAAAAAGGCGGGTAAAACCCGGTATCTACCCAGCGAAGTGGCCGGCGACATTAAAGACATTGATGACGGCGAACCGTTCACGATCGAACGGTGGGATAACTTGAAAACGAATCTAGCGGCGGCGCAGCGCAAAGCCGAGCGAGCGGGCGATGGTAATGCGGGTCTTGCGGTGAGTGCGGCGCGAGATGCGGTAGAGAATTACCAGTTCCCTAACTTAGACCCCAAACTCGCGGCCATGAATAGGGAAGCGCGAGCCGCGACCGCCAATAAGTACGCCATGCTTCGCGCAGACCCCGCCATGGACGCCGCCGTTAACGATGGGGTGCCGAGTACGCCAGACTCGCGTCGCTTATCGCCGGAAGCAAAAGGGTACATGGAAAGGTACTTTCTCAAAGGGAATAAAGCGGACTTGTCCAACGCTCAAGCTAACCTTGCCGACAATCCCGACGCGAAGGGCGCGATTGCCGGATCGGTCGTTAATGAACTAAAAAAAGCGGCGGGCATCGACCCATATCGAAATGATGGGAATTTTTCTCAGGCCGGTTACAACACGCGGTTTAATGAATTGCAACCGCGCATCAAATATCTGATGGACCCCGACTCAGCGGATAAGGCATTTAGATTAGGCGACGTCGCCCGCATCACGCAACGTCAACCGACCGGATACAGCTTCAATAATTCCGGGACAAGCGTCGTATCGCAGGTGGCGAAGCGTGTTGCGTCTGGCGCCGCCGCTTTAGCGGAACACTCAGCCAATGCCGCAACAAGCAAACTGAAGCTAGGTACCGGTGTGCGGGAAGAGTTTGAAAACTGGCGTAACGATAAATGGGTTAGCGATTCGCTCAAGCCTGGCGCCGGCATCGATCATGTGCCGAAGTGAATCAGGGCGCGGGCACGTAGAAAAATAGGATGTAAACCACGAACCACAACGGACTACCCCATAGCAAGACTTTTCGAAAGCCAGTGTTATACACCGCTAACGCAATAATACCGAGTGCGAAAACCCAAGCCATAACACGCTCCGAGATTTTAGGAGTTTCGAGCGTGCGCCCTTAGCGCCGCATCAATCGCACGATTTTACCTAAGTCGGGCATTAAACGCCCGTTTTGCTTAACCCTTAACACTTTCAACGGGTACAGGGCATCGCATGACAGTTCTACTTGCACCGCAACCGCTCTTTACAGCTTTTAATAATCAAGGTCAGTTTTTAGTAGGCGGCTTGCTCTATACGTATGCGGCCGGCTCGTCGGCGCCGCAAGCGACTTACATCGATTCGACGCAAGGCACGCCCAACACAAACCCCATTGTATTGAATGCCGCGGGTCAAGCGTCGGTGTGGTTGGTGACCGGTCAAGCGTATAAATTGGTGCTCACCGATTCGGCCGGCAATCAGCAATGGTCGGTTGATAACGTGAGCGGCGGCGTTACGCTGACTGCGGCCACGGTGGGAGCGCTGATTTATCCGATGTCGTCGGCCGAGACCAATACAGGCACTACGCCGTCAAATTACATCTATCCGCCGCTTAACGTGTTTAGGTATGGCGCCGCGGGGAACGGCAATATTGACGACACCGCAGCGATCAATGCTGCTATCACTGTTGCGCGTCAGTCGGGCGGCGTGGTGGTGCTCCCGGCGGGCACTTACAAAACCTCTTACACTTTGGCCACCGGCGATTACGCGGGAGTGTACCTGCAAGGGGCCGGCGCCGGATTAACCACCATCGTTCCGACTGCGGCGGTGACGGGTTCCGTCATCTCTTTCGGCGCATCCGGTACCACGTATCAAGGCTTACAAGGCATTTCAATTAATTGCGCCAACGCGACATCCGCAACCGCCATGACGGTCAATAACATTGAATACTTTTACGCGGATGATTTTCTCATCTCTCAAGCTAACATCGGAATCTATGTGAATGGTGGCGTGGTGCAGTTCTATACCCGCTGGAACATCAACCGAACGGGCGCGTATGGCGTGCTAATTGTCGGCGGTAATGACCAATATTTTGATAATGGCGTGATGTCATCGGTGGGCTATACCCAAGGGGTCGCCGGGTTTAACCTGCAATCATCCGGCGGCGTGTGGCTATCGAACCTCGATATCATCTCACAAGGTAGCGGCATCATTATAGACCCGACTAACGGCCAGTCGGTTGACTGGCTTTTTGCGGTCAATGTGGCGTGCGACACTAATTCGGCATCGGGTATCGTCATTTCCCCCACGGGTAGCGGCACCGTCTACGGGTGCGACTTCACGGCATGTTGGACCGCCAGCAATACCGCCTTCGGCGTTTATTTTGGTGGGACGGGCACCGTAAGCGGTTGCCGGTTCAATGGGCTACGTGTGCAAAATAATCAACAGCATGGAATCGTGCTATCAAGCGGGTTGGCTTCGCTCATCAATACCAGCTTTGAGAATTGCGACATCACCGGCAACAGTCAGCAAACGTCGGGCACATATCACGGGGTAGCCATTTCGGCCGGCGTCGGTAGTTTTTCCCTAGTTAATAATCGCATCGGCGCCGAGGATGGCTACTTAACCACGCAAGGCTATGGCATCTTGATAAACACGGGTGCGTCAACCAATTACAAAGTAGTGGCTAACGATGTGCGCGGTAATGTGAATGGGGGCATCTCGGACGGTGGCAGCGGTTCGGTTAAAACCGTCCATTCTAATTTGGGTTATAACCCGTTGCCGGCGAATAGCATCACCGTGGGCGCGTCGCCATTCTCTTACTTTAATCAGACTGGCGGCCCTATCGCTATTCATGTTTACGGTGGCACGGTCTCAAGTATCACCGTAAATAGTTACAGCATCGGCAGTGCAACGGCCGGTCAATTCATCTTGCCGCAAGGCGATGCGATCACAGTCACCTATTCAGTGGCGCCCACCATGGTCTATTACGGCACTATTTAAGAGGCACAGTGTATGACTGACAGCGAACCCCCCAAATGGACCGACCTAGAGCACAAAGCGGCCGAACTCGAAGCGCGCGCGGTAAGCCTATGGTCACGGTATGAGGTGTATCTAATAGCCGCGGCGGCGTTGGTAGTTGGGTTTGTCGTGGGGCATTACGTGCGTTTATGAGTGATACGCCCGTACCGCGTAACGTGCGGCTCAATAACCCTGGCAACGTTGACCGCACCTCGATTGTCTGGCAAGGGATGAGCGCTATTCAGGATGACCCGCGCTTTATAACCTTCGTGGCGCCGCAATGGGGATTCCGCTGTATGGCGCGCATCTTAAAGGGCGACTTCCGCGAGGGCGCCGTTACCGTGCATGAACTCATCAACCGTTGGGCGCCGCCGATTGAGAATGACACCGGCGCCTATGTGGCGGATGTCGCGCACCGTGTGGGCGTGGGCATCGATGACACACTGATGCTAGACGCTCATCTATTGCCGTTGCTCAAAGCCATCGCAGTGCATGAAGGGGGTTGCCCATGGCCGGATTCTATTTTGCAATTGGGAATCGACTTAGAGCATTCGGCGTAATGCTCTGGGCGAATCGCACCAAAACTTTAGGCTATGCCGGCGCGACGGTGGGCGCGGTGCAAATGGCGGTAGCCGAGGGTCAACACTGGCAGATGACCATTTTGGGCGCCTTGGTCGCCGCCATAGGCCACTATAACGACAGCCACCGACCCGAGGCGTAAGTGCGGCGGCGCACGTTTTCCAGCAATACGCCCACCTGGCAGCCGACCATTACGCAAAAGATTCGCACCGCGTTGGTCGAAGCGGGTCACGACGAGCTAGTCACGGAAATCCTTGATACGGGGTTAAAGGAACTCGAAACGACAATCGAGCACCTGGCGCAGCGGGTGCAAGCCTTAGAGAACGCGGAGCGCGAGCGGTTCACCAAAACCGGCGCCCTTCAATTATTCAAAGCCGAAAGCAATAAAAAAGCGGTCGACTGGGGCCGGTGGGCACTTCGCGCCGTGGGGGGCGCGGGATTGGTTGGGGTCGGGCACCTGATTTTAAAAGCGCTGGGGAAGTGATATGTTTGCCATCGCAGCGTGGAAAGTCGGCGGCGTTGCCGCTCTAATCATTGCGATATTCCTTGCTGGCTATCATTGGGGCGCGTTGGGTCCGCGCGCAGCACTAGAGGCTTACAAAGCGAAAGCGGCGGCCGACAGTGCGGCGCAAATGGCTAAAGTAGTCGCCGCCATGCATGCGCAAGCGTCGGCGGCGGCCACCGAACTGGCACGGCGGCAAGGGGTCATCGATGAATACGACAAGGAACGCGCTAGCTTGCCTCCTACCGTTGGCATGGGTGACCGGGTGCTCAAGTATGCCGCCCTCACCGGCGCCCGCTGTCCTACCGTGCCCAAAACCGCCGCCGATCCCATCGGAACTACTGACGCCGCCGCAAGCGCCGCAAGCCTGGCTCGATTTAACCAACTTTTTGACGCTCTCGGGCGGGCCGTTGAAAGCGACGCCGCCCGCTGCCGTGCCTTAATCGCACTTGAATCCAAATGAACCCGGACCCCGCCGTTATCGCCGCTGCTATGGCACGCATTGAAGCGTTACGCCTTGCGGTAGAGCAAACGGAATTTATCTTGCAACGGATCGAGGGCGCTAGGTCGCAGTTCTCTAGCGCCGCGGATGAACTCTTAGGGTTGTACCGCGACATGCGCGCGCGCACGTCGTGGCTCATTCAAGAGTTAGACATTCTGCGCGCGGATCTACATCTTGCCCTCAAGCGTGGCTAAGACCACCATCGCGACCAAGTGCACCGGGTCCGCTACGTTGATTTGTGATTTGATACCCCGAAGCGCCACGATGCAGGATTGAATATTGCGCTTAAGCTGCGCGTGTCCCTCTACCGGCGCGTCATCGTCGGTCGGTTCATCCCCATAAATTTTATCGATTTTGCGCACATACGGGCGCGTGTTTATGACTGCGTTGCTATGTGGTCCGGTAGCTAGTTCACCCTTCCAAAGAGTTAAGGTTTGCGGCGATACCTTCAAATCCTTCGCGACCGCCAACCGCATTTCATTCGCTAGCCTGGCAACCGCACGTCTCTTGAACTCATCCGTATATCTTGCTTGCCTCGACCCTAGCTTCGTGCTTACACGCTTTGCGTCCTTCGCTTTCCCCCGCTCAGTCGCCACGACAAACCCCGGCTTTGCCTGTCTAACCCATCGTCTTAGCATGCTTCGAGTTAATTTCAATTCTCTGGCTACTGAATGCGCCGTCTCGCCTTTGTTGATTCGTGCGACGATTGCCGCTTTAAAGCTTTCCGTGTATTTCGTTCTTTGTTTTTTCATGTCCGTTCTTTTTGTGTCGGTGGGGATGAGCGCGAGCGAGGATTGCGCGGGCGCCTCTTGGGTGGGTGTTTCCGTTTCTCTCATCGGCTAGCCGATCCGTTGCGCTTTACTTCCTTTGCGTTTCGCTTGATGTCCCGAGCGGATAAGAAGGGTTTCACGATGGGCACCTCGCGGCGCACTTTTTCACCGCTGACAATCACGTTCTCCATTCGTAAATCGTAGATATGAAGCTTGCGGCGCCTATTGAGAATTTCGACTTGCGGGCGCTTGACCCATAGACCCATAGAGGCGCGACAGTTTGAGCATGTCGTCAGCTTTGATCGCGGGCTAAGTTCGTTTTCCTCGCAGAGTATGCAGATAGCCATTTACCATTCCTTGTGTGTTTAAAGACGATTAAGTGTACTAAAGGCAAAGGAAGAAGATAAAGATTGTGCTAACAATGGCTTAGCCACAAAAGCTACGTAGGACACACGTAGGCGCACACCTACAGGGGCGGGTTATCAATTATTTTTATTGAAGCCGGAATATAGAGAATTTTAGGGAATTATTGAGTGATTGTACTCAAAGTGTACCAGCCGTCCGTAAGTGATTGATTATTAATAATTTATTTTTCGTTAAAATCTACATGGATGATGCTAGTCAATGTGATATGCTTGTTTTATAGGGTTTCCTGATTTTTCAACATTTTTGATGTTAGTTTTAAAACCCCTATATTTATCGAGAATTATTGAAACTCGATAATTGAATTGTAGCCAGATTGTAGCCAGCGACTTTCATAGGCATATCACTTTAGGAGTCTTAAACATGGGCACATTAGTAACGCGGGGTAGCATGACCCGCGCGATTATCCGGCGAAAAGGCGCCGCGCCAATTTCCAAATCTTTCCCCACGAAACGCGCCGCGGCCGAATGGATGGCAGAGACCGAGACCGCGCTGAAGCATCGCAAGGTGTTTGCGGGCGGCATGACGCTAGGACAGGTATTGCAAAAGTATGTGGATAAAATCGTGGCGAAACGTAAGACAGACAGCAACCGTCAACCGTTTCTCAGGCTATCCGCTAAATTTGCCGACACAGACTTTTCAAGTATGACGCCGCAATGGTGGCTCGATACGATCAGCGATTTTGAAGTGTCGCCGGTTTCCGCATGTCGGTATGTGGCCGCGATGACAAGCGCGATGCGCACCGCATCGAACCTATGGGGCGTTACCGTCGATTTCGATGCGTATCGCAAGGGGCGCAAAGAAGCGGAAAAGGCGGGACTACTCGACCGAGGCGAAGCGCGCGACCGCGTTTTCTCGCCGGGTGAGTATGAGCGATTGATCGCGGTTGAAATTGATACATCAATGCCAATGCGTGATCTTATCGATTTTGCGATTGCGACGTGTATGCGCGTGGCGGAAATCTGCCGCATCACGTGGGCGGACTTTGATGAACAAGCGAAAATGCAATGGATACGCCAGCGTAAAGACCCCAAGCGCAAGGCGACAAATCATCAACGTATCCCGCTACTGTTCGGCGCCGTTGATATTATCAAGCGTCAGCCGCGCACCGATGCCCGAATATTTCCGTATGACTCTCAGTATTTAGGCATGACGTTTAAAACCATGTGCAAGCGGGCCGGTATTGAGGACTTTGTATTTCACGACTTGCGCCATGTGGGCATCACCAACATGTTTGCGGCCGGCTATTCGATTCAAGACGTCGCCATGGTATCGGGTCACAAGGAATGGAAAACGCTCAAGGGGTACGTCACCGACAAACCCGAATCGCTGCACTTAGGGCCGGATCGGCACCGGGTGGCCGCATGAACCTCGTCGCGGACTTCGCCGACTTGAACCGCGAGAACGGCGAACTGTGTCAGCGGGTGGCTTACCTTGAGGCGCACTTGCGCCTATTGGATGATGGCAAGTACCCGCGCGAGGTGCGCGAGATCGCACGCCGCGCGTTGATTGAGTTCAAAACCTTTACGCCGACCGCGTAGCAAGCCGGGGGCGTCCGCGAGGGCGCCCCTTGACCGGCGGCGTCGGATCGCGCTTGACGCGTGGCGCCGGTGGCTTGGGATTCTGTAGAGCGTTCAACCCTTCCGCGTCCTGTTTCTCAAAGTACGCCGCGAGCACCTTGCGCGACACCACGCGCCGCCGGCCGATCTTATACGTTGGGCACGGAAAGCGATTTAAATGCACCGCGTTTTTAATGCTCTCGAATGACATCCCGAACAACGGCGCCGCATCCTTCAAATCAATCCACGATACGCCGACGTCGCCGCCGTCCTGTTCTACTTTCGCGTTCATCATGTGCCCTCAATAGATCCTGACTTTGGGATCATCCGTAGATTGAACCGTGATCGTCTGCCGGTTCGCTTCCGTGTTGCCACGCACCGGGAATGGTTGGCCAATGAGCAAACCATTGTTCCGCCTGTTCACGGCCATAGCCGCCGCACTCCCTACGGCACGGTTCGCACAGTATGTGCGTGGCGTTAGGCGATAGTTGGCGCGAACAGATGGCACAATGGTTAAGCACGGGTACATACTTGATAGGCATCACACACCCCTAAAATGGTATCTCATCATTGAATGGCGCCGCATCGGTCGCCGGCTTGGTGAGCGGCGCCGGTGCCTGGCGTTCGAATTGCAGCGATAGAAAAACCTCTTTGGATTCGCGCGCCTCACGCTTCCAACCCGAGATGACATAGGTCACACCGTCGACCTGGCATTTACCCTTATAGTCGGGCCGGTTCGGGTTGTTCCCTTTGGCGTTGTGAAAGAGCACGCCGCGCAGTTCATTGTTGAATGGCTTGTTCATGCTGCCGCCATGATTTGGTCGTATTGGGTCTGCACTTCCTCAAGGAACTTGAGCGCCGCCGCCTCATACCCTTTGATGTCGGCGTCATACGCTTCGACACGCACGCGAAAGAATTGCAGCTTCGGCGGCAAGCGGTCATCAAATGAAACCAAGTCACAAAAGGGGGCGCCGGTGATCCATAAGTTATGGCGCACTTGCGCCGAGTATTCGGCGGCGAAAAGTTCCGGCGAGTTCAAATAGGTAAGGTGCGTTGCCATCTTTGGGCACTTAATCTCGACAATGCCTGAGAACTTATTGATGTGCCCGTCTAATGAGCACCCCGCCATGTGTTGCGTGTGTTGCAGGAACCCCGACTTAAAGACCATCGCGCCGGTGTGTGCTTCGTAGGCGTCGAATGCCTTGGGTTCCAAATCGATACCGCGCTGCATTTCCGCGGTAATGAATAAATTCTCTTGCGCGGTGCCGGCGATGCGTTCGGCCACCAATTGCAGCCGGTAATCACGCCGCTGCAATGATTCGGCGTTGCCCTTGCCTTTGGCAAGGATGGCATGCGCGCGTGACCCGGTGAGCCGGCCGGCGCGGGCGACGTGCCACGCTTCAGAGCGTTGCGGCGCGTCTATCTCGATAAAGTTACTCATCACACACCCCCGGTACTCGATTATTCAGACACTCATCGGCCGTCACCTGGCAGTAGATCAACGCATGCTCAGCCGCGAAACCTTCATGCAATTGCACCGCTTGGATGCGCTTAAGCGCCGCCTCGCATTGCATGATGCGTTGCCACGCCTTTTCATATAGGCGCATGAGATCCGCCTTATCCGCCGCTAGCCGCGCATAGTCGGTGCCTTTAACGACTTTCATTCAGTCACCTCAACCAATTCGCCGCCGCACAGACACCGCCGACCATGCGCACGGGTCGCGGCGCGGTAGAACATGAAGCACTCGCGGCAGCACAGTAAAATCATGCCGGCGCCTTGGATAGCGGCACGGTGGCTTTCATCTTGTCCCATTCGGCCTTGCGGTGCGTGGTGATGAGCTTGCGCGTGTCATTCGATAGCGCGAACCACGCCGCCTGTAGCGCGTCGACGTCGATAGCCCACGCATCCTTGAGTGATTGCCACGCATCGACCGGCACGGGGTCACCCGTGTGCATGGTGCTTTTATCCGCATCGCGCCCGTCATCGTTAGGCATGTCTCTAGTGGACGCGCCAGCGACCGCGAGGAGCGTGTAGCGCTGTAGATAACTATTGGCCGAGGCGATGGCTTGAATGGAATTTTTCCCGCCCGAACCATCGTGCATCGAGGTGAGTTCCGCCCATTCACTGTGTCCGCCCACATGGGTAAGCGTGCAACGAACTGTGATGGAGTTCTCACTTTGGGTCATCGACCACGCATGCGAGAACCCGAACGCCGCCAACGCTTCCGATAACTTGTCGGTCACTTCGTCGTGGGTCGCGTGGGCGTATCTGATGTCTTTATAGGCCACAAACTTATTTTTGATGATGTCCGGGGCGTGTTTCTTAAACTCGACTTTAGCGGCGGCGAATGCCTTTACCCCTTCGTTTTTATCCCATCGTTCCTTGAGCGACAGTAGTTTTTCGAGCCGGTCTAGGTCGAACTCTGGCGACTCGGCGGCGCGTTCAATGATGCGCATCAGCGTAGTGGTATCGGATGCGTACGTGGTAGTTACGTGGTTCATACGATCACCGGCGGTTCACTCTGCGTCATATCTAAGTCAACCGCCGTGCGTGCTGCGTCTTTTAGATCGCGGAGCGCGCCTTCGATTTTTTTGCCTAGTATTCCGTGCGGCGCCGTGGTGAATTGCCATTGTTCCAACGCGGCAACACAGGCGGCGTAGGTTTGTACCTTGAGCGTGAGCGTCATAGAGCACCGTCCGGTTGGTGATGAGCGCGAGCGTAGGAAGCTACGCTATGAGAAAAAAAATATGAATAGTATTTCCCACTAAACCCATATTATTTTTACGCTTCACTGCGATAGAAAATCCGTAGGCATTTTTGATAATCGCTCGCGGCGTGATGAGCGCTCCGGCATCGGTAAACCTAGCTACTTCCGCGCACGTGTGGCATACAATTAGCTATGTGAAAAGCGCGCAAGTAATTCAGCATTACGGGTCATGCAAAGGCACTGCCGATGCATTAGGAATTACGATAAGCGCCGTGTGCCAGTGGGGTGAGCGTGTGCCGATGGGCCGCGCGTATCAATTAGAAATTCTCTCGCGCGGCAAGCTTCGCGTGAACCCCGCCGACTACGTGCACTCAATCCCGCCCAAGTACCCGAAGGCCAAAGCCATGCAAGCGACTAACTAGAGGTGCGCACCCTTGACCTATTCTCTGGAATTGGCGGCTTCGCTCTCGGACTTGAACCCGCCGGATTTATCCCTGTCGCCTTCTGCGAATTCGACCCCTACTGTCGCGCCGTGCTCGCTAAGCATTGGCCGCACGTCCCCTGCTATCCAGACATCCGCGAACTCAACGCAGCTAGTCTTAGACTTGCCGGCATCGGCGTCGAGTGCATTACCGGCGGATTCCCTTGTCAAGACATTAGCGCCATTGGCGCCGGTGCTGGCATTACAGGGGCGCGCAGTGGGCTATGGTCGGAGTTTGCGCGGCTCATTGGCGAACTACGACCGCACTACGTCATCGTGGAGAACGTCCCAAGTTTGCTTAACCGGGGAATTAGCCGAGTTCTCGGAGACCTGGCCGCGATCGGGTATGACGCGGAATGGCACTGCATACCGGCTAGCGCCGTGGGTGCCCGCCACGTCAGAGACCGCGTGTTTATCATCGCTTACGAAGCCAATGTATTACACCCCGGATGCGAATTGTTGGAAGGGCGGGCGCCGGTTGCGTCAACTGAGTGGCCACCTGAGCCCGTTATGGGTGGAATGGCTGATGGGCTACCCCATCGGGTGGACCGTCTTAGAGCACTGGGAAATGCCGTTGTCCCGCAAGTCGTCACGCTCATCGGCCACGCAATCATGAGGCATGCACATGACCATTAAAGTGATTATTAAAAATGACGACTCGCGCGACAGTGCGGTTATCAGTATCACCACCATGAACGTTGGCGCCGGTGAACCGGACAATCGCGCCGGGCCGCCCTACTCACTCTCAGCCGGCGCGAGTGCCGACATGTGGGTGCACTCTCACCAATATCTCATCGTGCGCGAGGTGGCGCAGTAGCGCCCGCCGTCATGGGGGGCTGGATCAAATTAGAAAAGGATCTTTTGACTGATCCGCGCGTGCTTCGAATGGCGTCACGCTTCTGTCACGGTGATGTCACGCGCCTTAACGACGCGCGTCTGATGATGATTGGTGCGCTTGCCACGCTCTGGGCGTTTGCAGATACCCACATCCGTGATGATGACATCCTGGAATGTTCCGTCGATGAGATAAACCAAGTCATCGGCGTTGCAAATTTCTGTGACTTGATCCCATCGAATTGGCTTCAAATCCTCGACACGGATAAGGTGCATTTGCCTGATTTCCTTGCCCATAACGGCGTTGATGCAAAGCGGCGCGCGAGTGATGCTAAACGGCAATCTAAGTACCGCGCAAACTGTCACGGTGATGTCACGGTCGACCGTAACGTAAACCGTGACCAGACCAAGACCAAGACCTATATAAGAAAAAGACAAGGGGACGGGGTTGTTTTTGACGTCGAATCCGTTGCGGGATTAGACCGTGAGGCGTGGAATCGGTGGGTGGCGTATCGCTCAGCGATGCACAAACCGCTCAAGCCCGTGTCGATGCGCGAGGCGGCCGAAAGCATGGCGAAGCTTGGACCGCGCCAGCTTGACGCCGTTAAGCAATCCATCGCGAACGGTTGGCAAGGGTTGTTTGAGCCGAAGGCGGCGACCAATGGCCACGCCAAACCCGCCGCAGCGCCCGTCGACTTGGCGCCGGTGTGGGCGGAATTAAACGCACGGCGGCAAGCCATGAACCCGCCGTTTCGCGGCGCGCTGCCAGCCGAGACCACCGAAAGCTACCGCACTGCGCTGATGCTTGAGGAAATGCGCCGGCATGGCTCGAACGGAGCCGCGCGCCATGACGGGTAACTTGGCCGCAATTCGCAATCTCAGCGCTGACGTCGAACGCCTGGCGGCGTGGTTTAGGCTGAATAAACCCGATGTTTCGGTCATTCGTGTGACGCCGCAAGACTTAAAACGCTTGCGAAAAAACCCGCAAATCGCTGCACAACACGGGTTTAGCGTGGGCGAAGCGATGCGCTATGGCGAGTTTGAATTGAAGGAAGCGCCGTGAAAAAACGAAAAACCCGATGTCGTTGCGGCGGCTGTGGCCTGGAGTTCTCAGCGACCCGTGCGTTCAACCGCCACCGGGTGTGGGAGGGCGCCGAGCGTCGCTGCCGCAGTCCGAGTGAAATGGTGCGCGTAGGCATGTCGCCAAGCCCGCGCGGCGTGTGGATGATTCAAAATCATTGCTTATTTCAAATCACGTCTCACCCAACAAACGGCGATCGGACGAAAAACATATTAGGGTAGCGGGTCGGTGGCTATCGCCGCGTGGTGAGCTTTATAGGAGGTTGGTAATTTTCATGCGCCGAACTCATCGCAGAGACAAAACGCACGCCGCGATTGTCACCGAACTTAGGCAGATGGGGTACAGCGTTGCGGATACGTCCACCGTGGGAAACGACTTCCCGGATTTGGTCATCGGCCGCCGGGGGGTCACTGCGTTGGTCGAGGCGAAAACGCGCAGTCGTGAAAGCCATGTGGGCCGGGTGAGTGACCCGGCGCTTGCCTTGCTCACTGACGGTCAGCGGCGTTTTCGCGACGCGTGGCGCGGCTCGCGTGTGTTGGTGGGCTATGACGCGATCGAAATTCATGCGGCTTTCGGCCTTCTGTGCGCGCCATGACATCATGTGCACCTGGCAGACAATCGAGACGGTGCCCAAGGATGGGCGCTACGTGATGCTCTGGCCGCACTACGTCACGCGCCGGGGTAAGCGCTCCACCGTGCCGGCCGCTGGATTCTGGCATGTGACACAGTGGGGTGATGGGCTATGGGCGTCGCCGTTGCGCGCGGCGCCTACGCACTGGGCGCCGATTGAGGGACCGAGCGTTTAAACGTGATGCGAAATTGTATTGGAGTTGTCGAGGCGCTTAATTCTTTTGAAATCAATGGCCTGAGGTTGGATGCGGACAAAAAACTGGGTAACTTTTCGAGGCCAGACATGCCGCCTGAACCAGCAGGCGGCCTTGGAGATCGGCCTATAGCCCGCAAAAATCCATAAAATCCGAAACTGTGACGTAGTAGTAGTTTATCTCAAGCGCTTGCGATATGATGGCTCCGGGTTGAATCACTAGCAAACTGAGCCGAATTTATGAGCAAGAATCAAGTTACGAAATACACTGGCGGACAATGGATCGCAAAGGGCGCTATCGTCGCATCGGGATTAGAACCTGATGGTGAATATGCGCATAAATTCTGCGCGCCGAGTGCAGCGGATGCGCGTTTGATTGCCGCCGCGCCAGAATTGGCGGAAGCGCTGCGCGCCATGTTTGAGCATTACGAAAATGGTACCACCTCGCCGATATTGGACGCGGCACGCGCTGCGCTCGCAAAGGCGGGCGTATGAGCCGGCCCTCGTTACTCGATACGCTAGCGCTTGCGGCCATCCGCGAGCGTGCGGCGTCGGTGAGTTGTTCCGATGACGAAGTTTATGCGGATCTGTGCGCGCTACTCGCGCACATTGACGCGCTAGCGGCGCAGTCTGCCGCGACCATCGGCGCGAAGGGCGGCAAAGCCACGGGCAAGCGCAAGGCGCGCGACCCGGCGCATTACAAGCGGCTGGCGGATATGAAGCGGCTGGCTGCTGGCCATCAACGCGCGATCAGGCCGAACAAGGTGGCGAAGTGAAGCCGCGTACCGATGCAACGCGAGCCGCGCTGCGCGCTGCGCTTGCCTACCTTGAACCGCATGAGAGTTGGAAATCGGAGTCATTGCGGCTTATTGCATTGGATGCCGTGCGTAACGCACTCGCGCCTGAGCGGACATCAGCGCTGAATGATGTGCGGGTGGCGCCGAGTAAATGCCCGACGTGTAACGACACGGGATCATGGAAAGACGACGTGGGATACGAATATTGCTGTTGCGCAGCAGGAACGAAACGACGTGGAGCGCCTGGGGTCCATAAATGGGTTGACGCGTCATTAGGGCAAGTGTGCGCGCGATGCGCAGTACATAGCTCTGAATCAATCGTCTCTCCGACGGGTGCGTAAGTGAAACGTCGCACCTATGGACGCTTGCCGGATCAGGAGATGAGCGACGCGGAAAAGCTAACGCGGTTGCTCTACCTCGCGCATATGAACCGGCGGCAAGTGGCGAAGCTTTTAGGCATTCACCGAATCACGATGATTCGCTACTGCACCGGCGCGTATGAAGTGCCGCAAGCGGTCATGTGGGCATTGCGCGGCATACTCACGGTGAGCCGCGATGACACCTTGATTTCCGGTAAAAAGTAGTCGGACGCTATCTTTTTGGGGAAATTTGTCAAAAGGGCATACGTGGGCACGGGTAAATAGTACGTAGACACACGCCCACGCCCACGCGCGCCACATCCTGGAGGCCGCTGCGCCGCACCAACCATGCGACATATTCACCACTGTACGTGACGCTCGATTATGTATGATTGTAGCCAGTGTTGTATCCACGTCGCGCATGTGGTTGATTGATCGAGGGTTATTCAGCGTGTGACATCATGGCTTATGATCTATACCCACAATTAGGCCGCCCCCTCGCGCTCCTGGCACCATCCCGAGGGGGGGGTCGACCTTAATTTCCGGGGCCGGGGCCGGCTTAGGCTGTAGGCCCATCCGGGCTAAAATCCTTACCCCCGCATTGCTGCATAGCACTCCAATTCGAGCCACCCGCCCTTTATTTCGAGCAAAACCCAAGGAAATTAAAGCGAATCGAGCACCCTAGCCGCCGCCGGAAGTGGCGACCCGCCGTTTAAATTTTCCCTTTCCCCAAGCTTTAGCCGGCTAAAATGCCGTTCAATGAAAAAAGGCGATAGGGTCATCGTTGCCGGCGAAGTCGGCGCCGCTCACGGCGTGATTGTGTTGTGCTCCGGTAACGAGGATTCAATAATCGTGGAACTCGACAGCACGGACGCCACGCTCAAGACCGCATCGGGTACCTATTGGCGGTTCCTGCCGTTGCTTCGCGTTGATGGGGTCTATCGAGATTTGATCCGCGGCGAAGTTATTTCCGTGACGCTCATCGCCCGACACTGACTTTAAGCGCCAGCGCACGCCTACAGCGCTTTGCGCTCGTTATTTTCAATTACCTGCGATACTCATCAGTCACCGCCGCCGTTTCTAGGCCGCTCGAAATTATTTTCGCTCTCATAGCGACCACGTAAGCACTACGCACCATCCCTGTAGGCACACGCTGACACTACGTGCCGCCGCGTCTTGTTTCCCTATTTAACTTTAGTACCCTTAAGCGACGGTGATAGGATGAAACCGAACGTTAACGCGGTTCCCGCGACATGGACGATTGCCGATTGGCCCGCCGATGTCTACCCATGCAAACCGGATCGGGGGCGCCAGTTAGTCAGGAAGTATGAAGCGGAGCTAACGAAGTGCGGCGCCCTGGCGCGCATCGGCAAGGTCAAGGTTATTTTCGGCGCGGAGTACATGACATGGATGCACGGACAAGCGAACCGGGTCACGGGGTACGTGCTGCCGATGAACAAGGCACGGCGCAAGGGGGTTGGGTGATTGCTAACCACGCTGGCGAAGCCGGATTCTTACAAAGCGCCGACCGACTAGGCGCCGCGGTTAACGTCTACGTTGCGAATGACGACAAAAAAGCGCAATGAGCGGCGGCACCATGAATTACCTGTATTCAAGCGTGCTCGATGCCGAGTTTGCCGATTCGACCGAACTGCGGCGCGCGTTCCGCGAGCACTTAAAATTAGTCGCCGCTGCGCTCAAATCGATCGAATGGAATGATAGCGGCGACGGTGACGACGACGAAGAAAAAAACATATGCGCGTGCTTAGGCGTCAAGCCGCCAGTTACGCCCATCACTCAAACGGATTTGGAATGATACATTTCGAAATAACTGACGACATAGCCGACCATTTTCACATCGGCCATGAAACGGGGTGGCGTGGACCGTTCACGCGCCGCGAAGCGCCACAAGCACGCTACCCGAACGGCTCAAGAGTGCGCAAGGCAAAGCATGAGCGTGGCGACGTGACCACGTTGGGCACCATGGGCACGGTCTTAGGCTCGCTGTATGTGCCTAACGTGGGCGTCGGCTACTTCGTTGAATGGGAGAATCGGCCGCGGGTGGCCGTTTTTGTGGTTGAGTACAAGGTGAGCACATGACACGCCGTTACTCATTCGCAGTCGACCGCGAGCAACTGCAAAAAGTGCAGCGTGACGCGCACAATCAGGGCGATTTGTTGGTGTGGACTATATACGATCACCCTAGAGACTTACCGCACGCGTTCGTGGCGCGTCCGCACTCAAGCAAACATAACGCGCCGCTAACGTGTCACTTTGAGAGTGCCACACTTGCCGACGTGCGCCGGCAGATGCGTGATTTAGGGTTGGTGCGCATGGCGGCGGCGCCGTCCGATGACCCTTGCATAGTTGAGTGCTGGCTATGAAGCCGAGCACTAGAACATGGCTTCTATTGAATAACCTCTTTATGTTCGCCTGTATGCTTGGATTTTGGACAATGGGCGCAAGTATTTGGACTGGGCGCTTATTTGTCGCCGCCGCTTTTGTGGACGTGCTCATTTCAGTTTGTGACGATTACAAAACTAATCGCATCCGCCGCGCGACCGAACGGCATCATCAACAATTGCGCGACGAATTCTTAACTGCGATGCGCGAACTACGCCGCACCGATCGCACCAAAGGGGATGACACCTAATGAAGTTTTTCGGCCGCGCGTATCCGAGCATGGCGTATTTTGACTCCGAGCAAGCACGAACGCCCGTAGGCGAACCGTGCGGCCGGTGCAAGGAACCGATAGCGGCGACTGATGACGGTTGGATGATTCCAAGCCTAAGTTTCCACAACACGCCCTCGCAAACGCCGATGCACCGCGAGTGCTTCATGCGCTGTATTGTGGGGTCGGTCGCGCATCAGCAATTTAAATGCGGCTGCTTTGTGAACGGTAGTGCATGTCATGATGACCCCGCGTTATCCGTGCGGGACGGTGCGCGAGCCGCGCTAGACTACTATGAGGCGCAACATGGCCGGTAATTGGGTGCTCGATGAGTTCGGCGCATGGAACTTGCACATGCGATCGGCGCACGTGTGGATAGTTAAGCGCCCGGTTTACTGCGATCGGGGTCACTACCAAGCGAACGTCGACGGCATCGTGGGTCTCGACGGCGCCGATGGTTTCCCGCGCTACTACATGAGTTTAGAGGTTGCCATGGCCGAAATGGAAGCGTGGCTAGCCTGGCGGTTTGAGTGCGAGCGTCTGCGGGGTATGTCGTGATTAAAGCGGTGCTGTCTAACGGGTCGCTTTTAATTGGCTTGAGCGCTGAGAACATCAAGCGGCTACAACGCGACATGCCTATCGTGTTTGATGCGCGCCCGTTTGGTTTGAAGGCGGAGATCATCATTGTTGCCGGCGAGACTGAGCAAGCCATACTTGATGAACTGCGCAAGATTTTCACGGATGCCACACCACCATAACGAGGGCGGATAATGGAAACCATTGAGTACCGAACCAATATCGATAAAGCCGAATGGGGGCCGGGTCCGTGGGTGAGCGAACCCGATAAGGCACAGTGGCAAGATCCGGCGACGGGGTTACCGTGTCTCATCGTGCGAAACGTATGCGTTACCGGCGCATTGTGCGGCTATGTGGGCGTGCCTGAATTGCATCCCTACTATGGCAAAAAATTCACCGATGACGACTTGTATTTGTCTGTGCACTGCGGCCTAAGCTTTTCGGGTCCATGCCAAACACATGGCGACATGATGGTTTCAGTTTGCCATGTGCCCGCAGAAGGCGAACCCGATAATGTGTGGTGGTTGGGGTTTGACTGCGCGCATGCGTGGGACTTTCCGCCGCGCTTAAACGCTAACATAGTCAGAATCATGGGCAGACGCGAGGATTCTATCCATGAAATTTTCGGTGAGGTGTACCGCGATTTTGCGTACGTGAAATCCGAGGTGACGAAATTGGCGGCGCAATTGGCGGCGGTAGTCTGATGGCGTTCGCGTGCAAGATTTGTATCGCGGCGCACGGTCTTAAAGGGTCGGACATCGATCAATTGCCGCAGACTGAGGAAGCGTTATTCGCGCATCTTAAGGACGTGCATGGGATTACGATTGCCGACCGTGAAAGTGCGGAAGTGAATGCAAACTCTGCAAATCGGAAATCGATGTCGCCGGAATTTGAAAAGCTTTATGAATCGGTGGTCTTTGCTATTTACGCATTAATGGAATTGGACCCGGCGCCCGATTCGACCGAAGGCAAGCTACTAATGGCATTGGCAACAGCAATTGAAATATTCGAAAAAGGGGACGTATGAGCGTATTAGATAAACGCCAGAAAAATAAAAACCAAAATAATAAATAATCAGCCGCGATAATTCCTTTATCGCGGCTTTTGCTTCGATCGCGTTTCTAGTCTAAATTCCCTCGCGCGGCTAACACACCTGGCGAGCGTCAACAGTGATAAGCGAAACCCGGCGACGGTTGAAAGAGTGGGGCCGATGGGCGTGCGGTGGCGAACCCACAATGTCATCAATGTTTAAGGGCATGTTTGGCCGCGGCGCGCAAAGTCTTATGGAAATGCCGCCGCACATCGCACAGATAGATCACATTGTGTGCGTTTCCCCCCCTGATATTCGCATTGTGATTATCAAGTTCTACGGAACTGGGGGCACCTTTGACGACAAAGCACTGCTGTTAGGAATGACGCGTCGCGAGTTGCGCAACAAAATAGAACGCGCCGAATGGCACGTAAACTCTGAATTGGATCAAGCCGCGGCGCCCGTATACTGTGATTGACCATGTGATGATTGCCGGCAGAATGCGCGTTTTTTACGTGTATTTTCTATGCTGCAAGGGCGATTCTGACGATTCGGTGTATGTGAAAATTGGCATGAGTGGCAACCCTTTGAGGCGTGCACGATCTGTGCTCAACTCGTGTGGATTGCCCGCGCTGAATTTCATTTACACCGGGATTGGATGCAAAGCAGAAACCCAACGAATGGAAACCGCGCTCCATGCGGCTTTTGTTCTGTGGCGCACGCGCGGCGAATGGTATCGGTTTGAGGCAAGAGAAAAAAATACGTTCCTGAGAATCCGAAAGGAAACCATGGACGCCATGAATACCTTCCATTACCGGATCAATTTTCAATCTGTGGACATCAACGCCGTGATGGAAATAAAGCGGCGCAACAAACACGTGACTACGAAACGCTTTGCGAAGCGCATCAGGTACTACGCTCGAAAAAATTTGCAACCGGGCGGAAAGAATGCTAAATCCGCAAGCAGAATGTCGTTAGTGACGAATTCCGAAGCGTCATTCCCATCCCCGTAATTTATTTATTATCGTCCATTACCCGGAGTGATTAACTATGGCCGGCATGCCTGAAAATCGGATGAGCGAAAAAGGCCGCGATACGGTGAAAGTACCGAGCGGCGGCGTGAAAAAAGAGGAAGGGATGGTAGGCGGCCACACCGGCATGCAAATACGCATGCCAAAAGACTCGGAAATCTGCGATCACTCGCAGGTGCGTCACTCTGAATCGAAGATGGGCGCGTGAGTGCGCCGCGGTCCTCAGCTATATGATTACGGCGCGGGTCGTGATCCGTTTGGCCGCAACGGACCTAAGCCTAAAAAGGCTGAACCCGTCTTAGGCTTAACGCAAGAGCAACGCGACAAAAGCGCCCGCGCGGATGCGGCTATTGCGAAATATAAGGCCGAAAAAGCGGCAAAAATGGCTGCTTCTGTCGTTGGCTCTCCCGGTGGAACGGGAGTGCAGTACTCAATGCCAGCCGATAGCGAAGTTTCGGATCATTCTATGGTCAGGAAACCATGAGCAAAGGCAAAGACACCATCGGGTCCGGGGCGCCCTTCACCGGCAACCGCCGAGACATCAACGCGGGCATGGCCGGCAACATCACCGGCGGCGACAAAGAGATACGCCGCGACAATCGCGCCAACACGGTATCGGGCGAATTGAAGCGCACCGGGCCGACCGCAAGCGAGGGCGCCGAACTGGTAGCCCGCGTCATGACCCGCGCCGAAAAAGGGCAACCGAATGACGATCAGCAAAACCGCGACCGTACCGGCGTCAAGTTCAAAGTCGAACCCGGCAACCACGCCCGGCGGCGTTAGTTCGCTCTCTGCGTTCCTGGCAGACTTAGGACTACCCAAGCGCACGGCGCGCTATGCGGATCTAAAGCGCCGGAAGAAACGACCATGAGCGGCGTATCCGGGGTCCGCTTAAGCGACCGCGGCCTAAACTTCATTGCGCCGGAACTTGATATTCGCCCGTTGCGCGATCAAATCATTGTCAAACCCTTGCCGCTCAAGTGGTCCGACACGGTAGACGCGGAGTATTCCGGCGAAGTGACGCGCGGCACCGTGATTGCGGTGGGTCCGGGGTGTTATCCCAATATCCACGAACGCGGCACCAAACCCGGCAAGGATGGGCGCCCGGTGCCGTATCACACCATCACGCCCTCGCGGGTGTTTCGCCCGACCGAGGTGCGCGTGGGTGACATCGTGGAACTGGGCGGCCTTGAGATTGGCGGTTACTTGTTCCCCAAAGTGTGGGCGGATGGTGCATGGTGCATCATTTGCCGCGAGCAAGACGTGGCCGCGCTACACGATCGAGACTAACCCCCTTGAAACGACCGCAGCCGCCGCCGCCGACGCTTGAACTACTGCCGGCTACACCTGAGGAAATTGCGGCGGCCAATGCGATCAATCAAAAAAAGTCGAACGATAAAGCGGCGCGTTTAAACCGCTTAAAGCCGTACCTATTCAAAAAAGGGCAGACGCCGCCGCGCAGCAACGCGCGGAACCGCTTGCAAGGGTCGTTTATATCCGCCCTGGCGAATGACTTCGACATCCACGGCAAGGAAGCGATTCAGCGCGCCCGCGCCATTGACCCCATGGGGTACGTGCGGGTCATCGCATCCTTGATGCCGAAACAGATCGAACAGGCGACGCCGCTTGAGGAACTGACTGACGATGAGCTTGCCGCCGGAATCGAGCACCTTAGATCACGCCTTTCTGTCGGCGTTGATGAAGGAAATGGAAAAGCGGCAAAGCCAAAATCGATTACTAAGTTACGCACCATACCCGAAACAACGTGAATTTCACGACGCGGGCGCAGAGTACCGCGAGCGGCTATTCCTAGCCGGCAACCGCTGCGGCAAGACGCAAGCCGGCGCGTTCGAAGTCGCCATGCACTTGACTGGCATTTATCCCGAATGGTGGGCCGGCAAGGTATTTGATAAGCCGGTGCGCGCGTGGGCCGCTGGGGTCACGGGCGAATCAACGCGGGACGTGGTGCAAGCCAAATTATTTGGGCCACCGGAGCGCAAGGAACTCTACGGTACGGGGGCCATCCCGAAAGAATGCATTGTGGATGTCAGTGCGTCGCGCGGGTTAGCCGGCGCAATTGATATGGCATCGATTCGACATGCATCCGGCGGTTACTCATCGGTCGCATTTAAATCATATGAAAAGGGCCGCGAAAAATGGCAAGGCGCGGCGCTTGAAGTGGTCTGGATGGACGAAGAAAGCCCGATCAACATCTATACCGAAGCGCTGACGCGCACCAACGAAACAGGCGGAATCGTCTCGATGACCTGTACCCCTTTGCTTGGGATGTCCGAAGTGATGATGCGCTTTTTGATGCCGGATAAAGCTGCATAAGCAATGGCTAAGCACAACGGTCGCATAGTCATCCAAGCCGGTATCGAGGACGCGGGGCATTTTGACGCTGAGCAACGCGCCGCGATTATAGCGAGTTACCCCGCGCATGAACGCGAGGCGCGCACAAAAGGAATTCCGCAGCTAGGGAGCGGTAAAGTGTTTCCGGTTAATCAAGACGACATCACCGTTACCGCCTTCGCTATCCCTGAGCACTGGGTACAGATCGGCGGTATCGATTTTGGATGGAATCACCCTAGCGCCGCGGTGCGCTGCGCATGGGACCGGGATACGGACATCCTGTATGTCATGGCGACGCATCGCGCGCGCGAACAGACGCCCGTGATGTTTGCTTCGTCTATCCGCCATTGGGGTCAATGGTTGCCTCTTGCCTGGCCGCATGACGGTCTACAGCATGATAAGGGGTCGGGCGAACAGTTGGCGGCGCAATACCGCGCGCAAGGGTTGAACCTTTTGAAAGTGCGCGCGACGTTCAACGATGGCACGTCGGGACTTGAAGCCGGCGTTACGGAAATGTTGGACCGTATGCAGACGGGTCGCCTATTAGTGTTTGCGCACCTGGCCGATTGGTTTGAGGAGTTCAATATTTACCACCGTAAGGAAGGGTTAATCGTGAAGCTAAACGATGACCTGATGAGCGCTACCCGCTACGCCATGATGATGCGCCGGTATGCGGTCACGGAGTCTAAGAAAATAAAGCCGCCGCAGTTCGAACAAAAGTTTGGCACCGTGCGCGCCGATGGCTTGGGGTGGTTGCAGTAGCGTGGCATCCGGTACCCAACTAAGCGCCGCTGCGCAACGCAAGAGGGACGCAAATAATCCCGGCAATAAATTTGCAGCGGGCGATACCGCGCGCTTTTCTGGAAAGGCTGTTGACGGAAGTTTTGAGGGCGACACTGACGTGAAAGTGGTCAACGGTTGGAGTAACAAGGATAAGGTTACCAACTTTGATAATCGGGGCGTGCCTTATGAGGGCGGAAGAATGCATATACCAACCGCGACGGTGCAGTTACCCGAGCGCAAGCGAATGGACGGCGTGAGACCCGCGCGCAATTTTGAGGCGTATCACTACACTCTAAGCAAGCCAAGCGCGAATAAATGAACTTACTAACCTTACTAATCCTCATCCTGATGGTGGCCGCCGTGAGCGGTGGTCACTTTGGGTTGTATGAACCGACGGTAGGGTATGGCGGCGGCGGGTTCCTATTACTCATTTTGGTGCTGCTAGTCGTGGCGGGGCGGCTGTAAATGGCACTCGCCATTATCAATACCGGCACGTATGCGAACGATACTACGGGAGACCCGGCACAAACGGCATTCCAAAAATGCAACACAAATTTTGCGTACCTAAATAATTCTACGCCTTTAAGTGTGCTGAATTACGGCGCCGACCCGACTGGCGTGGCGGATTCTACTGCCGCAATTCAGGCGGCAATAAATTCCTTACCCGCCAATGGTGGAACTATTTATTTTCCCTCGGCTAGCAATTTTTCTGGGTACAAAGTAAGCGCGTCGCTGGTTATTCCTTCTACGCACTATTACACCCGCCTGACAGGCGCGGGTTATTCCGCTTTGATTACGGCGACTGTCGGCACTTTTGATTTAATTACGTGGAGCAACCCCGGCGGCGGCGCGGTCGCGGTTCCTTACACCCAAATAGACAATTTAGCCTTTAATGCAAACGGGGCTACAGGCGCTGGCAGCCTAATTAACACTCAATATGCGAGCAGCATCAGATTAACGGATTTGCTTTTGCTCAATTTGCCAACTAACGGCAACGGCATCAACGTGGTGGGAAATGGCGCAACCTACGATCACGAAATAATTATGCGCAACATTCAATGCGAGACATCAACCGGCTTTGCGTTCGTCAACATGACTGCCAATAGCGCGGACTGTTCGATAGACGGATTGGTCGGAAACGGAAATAACGGATGCCAGTACGGTCTATATATAAACAGCGCCTCTGGAAACAATTATTTTAACAACCTGCACCCCTACGGTTGCATAAAAAACTCACTTTATGTTGGCGGCACTACCAGCGCGCAAACGTTCACTAATTCGTTTATAGATTCGTCTCTAAACGATTCGGCGTCGCTGCAATCTTCTGTCGGTTGCACATTTGATAACTGTATTTTTGCTTATGCGCCAGCCACCTTTTCAGACGTATTGCTGACAAACGCCATAGGAAATAAGTTCTTCAATTCGACTTTTCTGGGCAACGGTCTGACCGCTTACGCCATTAATGAAACAGGATCATCAGGCGCAAATGTCTTTAACGGAATGACATTTGGCGGAGCGTTTTCGAACGCGTTGCCAGTGAGTTTACTAGGGGCAAGCGCATCTAATAATGCAAGCGTTGCGAGACCTACTGGTATTGATTTGACACTAGGCGGCTCCTATAACAGTTTAAGTGCGGGAAGCACGGCGTATATAGGGCTAGGGGTTGGTTCAACCGCGGAAGGTTCCGCGCAGATTCCTTTGAACGCGCAAGGGTACATTCGCGCGGTACAAATACAAGTGCAAAACGCGCCGGGAGCAGGGCAAACCTATATAGCAACGGTGCGCGTAAACAGCGTAAATACTGCACTGGTCGCGACAATTTCAGGGGCGTCTAGTTTCACCGCGGTAGCGTCTGGGTACGTGGCGGTGAGTGCCGGACAAAGTATCTGCATAGCGATCACAGCATCGGCGGGCGCCACGACCACTACGCCGCGAGTGAGTTTAACCATTAATCAATGAGTTACCCTTTGCAAATTTGGACCGCCGATTCAACCAGCATCACCGCAGACACGATTAATTTCACCGCGGACGGCGCGAACTTGGTGAATGGCGGCGGTACGCCCATCAACGAAGCGCCAAGCGGTGCAAAACATTTCAACGCGTTATCTGTCACCGTGACGGCAAAACTACCGTATTGATATGCCCCACATTCCGCGCGAGATGGACCGGCAAGCGGTCACCGATGCGGAAATCGTGAAAGAGTGCGCCGAGCGGTTGCGGATAGCGAGCGAGGCGGAAAGCGAAAACCGCGCGCGCGGTATTGAGGCGTTGAACTTCCGCGACGGTCAGCAATGGCCGGATGACCTGTACTCGCAGCGCAAGATTGATAAGCGCCCTTCGCTCACGATTAATCACACGAATACGTTCGTTAAGCGCGTGGTCAATAACATGCGCCAGCAACGCCCGCGAATCAAAGTGCATCCGGTGGGCGACGGCGCCGACGTCGCGAAAGCGAACGTGATCGGCGGTTTAATCCGCCACATTGAAAACCTCTCAACCGCATCGATTGCCTACGACACCGGCGGCGAGTCTGCGGTAACCATCGGCTGGGGTTACTGGCGGGTCAAGTCCGACTACGTCGACGCGGATAGTTTTGACCAAGAATTGCAGATTGTAGCGATCCGCAATCCGTTCACGGTCTATATGGACCCCGCCGCGGTGCTGCCAACCGCCGAGGACGCCGAGTGGTGCATCATCTCGGAAAAGATGAAACGCGCCGATTACAAGCGCGAGTATCCGAACGCCGCGAATGTGGAATTTCAGCGCACCGCGGGGCTAGGGGATGACTGGGCGGATTGGGAATCGAAAGAGGAAATCCGGCTAGCCGAGTACTACCGCATCCGCAAGACGAAAGCGACGCTCTATAAGATGACTAATGGTATGGCGTTGTTTGACGATCAGATAGACGCCCTGGCCGATGATCTATCGCGCGCCCGCGTCGACTACGCGCGAGACGGCAAGGGTAAAAAGATCACGCGCCCAAGCGAGCGGCAGACGGTGGAGTGGTACAAATTGAACGGTCAAGCCATCGTGGATCGGCGCGCGATGGGCGCGGACCCGCTACCCGATAAATGGATACCCATTATCCGGTGCGAGGGCAATGTGGTCGACATCAACGGCCGCGCCAAGCGTAAGGGCATGGTGGCCGACCTGATGGACCCGGCGCGCATGTATAACTACTGGCGCACGATGGAAACCGAACTATTGGCGCTCGCGCCCAAGGCGCCGTGGGTAGTGGCCGCGGGACAGTTAGACGGGCACCCGGAATGGAAGGATGCGAACCAAAAACCGTATAGCGCTCTGGTGTATGAACCGGCGTATGTGGAGCAACCGGACGGGTCTAAACAAGTTTTGCCGCCGCCACAACGTATGCAGCCCGTTCCGGTACCGGCGGGCGCGGTCCAAGCGGCGCAAGGCGCGCAGCAAGACCTTATGGCGGTGGCCGGCATGCCGCATGATCCGTCCGCCGATGTTCCGGGGGCGGCGATATCCGGGGTGGCGTTACAACGGCGTCAGGCTCTCTCGGACATTGGACATTACCAGTATTACGACAATCAAACCCGCGCCATATCGCACACGGGCCGGATTCTCCTAAGCCTCATTCCCGCCTACTACGATACGCAGCGCATGCAACGCATCATCGGTGAAGATGGCATGCCCTCGATGGAAGCGCTTAATCAGCCGCAACCGTCCGCGCAAAACCCCGCAATCATGGAAATCAAGAATGACATGAGCGTGGGCCGGTATGACGTCGTGATGGACACCGGGCCGGGGTATGAGACGAAGCGCATGGAGGGCGCCGAATCGATGATCGAATTGCTAAATACCCCGCTCGCGGAAGTCATTAGCAAGGTGGGCGCTGATTTGGTGGTGCGCAATATGGACTTTGCCGGCGCATCCGACCTGGCAGACCGGCTCGCGCCCACGACACCCGCCGGCATTCAACAGACCATCAAGAATTTGCCGAAAGAGGCGCAAGCGGTCGTGACCGCCCTGCAAAACCAAATGCAGCAAATGCAACAGGAATTGCAGCACGCGCAACTCGAACTCAAATATAAGACCGCAATTGAGCAAGGGTGGATGCACGTAGAGCGCGAAAAGATTCATTCGGGAATCATCAAAGATCACGAAGCGGATCAGACCAAGCGATTTACCACGCACGCGCAAGCGGTCACGGCGCGCGACGTCGCGGAAATTCAAGCCGGCGCGCAATTACTCAACACACACGCGGAAGCGAAACACGAAGCGGTTGCGCGGCGCGAAACATTGGCCGCAGCGGAACGGGCAGACAGTAAACCGGAGTAACGTTTATGGGTAAGGTAGTGACATCGGCGGGCTTGGGCGAGTTCATCACGTCGGGCAAAACCGAGACCATCAAACCGGACCCGAAGCAACCCAAGGCAGCCGAGGCGCCGCCGCTCGAAGTCAAAAACGAGGCGTTGCCCGTCGACCCCGGCGCACCGGTACCGGACCCCAACGATGCGCCGGCCGATGATGTCGCGGACGATGAGGAAACGCAGCAGGAAGCGGCGCGCAGCGACAAGCTTAAAGAGGCCATCGCCCGCAAAAATGCCACCATCAACCGCAAGCATCGCGAGATGAAAGAAGCGCGCGAGGCCGCGGCGGATGCGGAATCCTTCGCTAAGGAACAATGGAACGAGCGGCGGTTGATTGAGGAGCGCGCCGCCGCGCTTGAAAGAGAATTGCAGGAATTGAAAGGCAAGACGGCGCCCGCGGCCGTAGAGACTCCAAAGAAACCGGACGCGCAAGCGTTTTATGACGACAAAGGGCAGTTTAAGGCATTTGAGTATGCCGAGGCATTGGCGGCGTGGTCCGCTAGGCAAGCAGTAGATGAGGACCGGCAACGGCAAGCGGAAGCGGCACGCAGCGCAGAGGCAAGCGCGGCACAAGCGCTAGCAAAGTCGCGCATTGATGAGGCGGCGAAAAAGTACCCGGATTTTGTAGAAGTCACCACGCGTGCGGACGTCAAAACGCATAACGCGGTATTGCAGTATCTCACGGCGTCCGAGCACATCGGCGACGTCAGTTACTACCTGGCCACTAACCCGGACTTCGTTGAACGCATCAACAAATTGAATCCGCTCAAAGCAATTGCCGAGATTGGCAAACTTGAATTGACCTTTGAAAAACCGGCGACCGCGAGCACGGCAAGTGCAGCGACGCCGCCCGCGAAAGTCGTCACCGGGGCGCCCGCTCCAATTAAACCGCTCTCATCGGCCGCAACCGCAAACATCAATGTGGACCCGGCAAACATGAGTTTTAAGGAATTGCGCGCGTATGAGCGCAACCGCCAGCGGTCGAACGTGGGGCGTCCTAAATAACCTTTAGGAGTCTTTTGTCATGGCCAATAATTTGCTCACGATGAGCTATATCACCAATGAGGCGTTGGTGGTACTCGAAAACGAACTCGTCATTGCGAACCGCGTAGAGCGGCAGTATTCGAACGAGTACGCGCAGACCGGCGCGAAAGTCGGTAATACCGTGAACATCCGCCGCCCGCCGCGCTACATCGGCACCTATGGGCCGCCGCTAAACGTGGAGGATTCGAACGAAACCTATACGCCCGTGGTGCTCAATTATCAGTTTCACGTCGACGTGCAATTCACCACGCAAGACTTAGCGCTATCGATGGACATGTTTAAGAAGCGCATTTTGCGCCCGCAGATTGCGTCGGTGGCGAACCGTGTGGATTCTGACACCGCGCAGTATGCCTTTATCAGCACGGCAACCACGTTGGGCACGTTCGGCACGTCGCCCGCGTCTTACAAGATTTTTTCGGACGCTCGCGCGTACCTCGCATCGGAAGCATGCCCGACCGAGGGCGAAAAGAACTGCGTACTTGACCCCGTGAGCATGTCGGCGGCCACGGACAGCATCAAAGGCTTGTTTAACCCGCAAGTGCAGCTAGGCGAGTTCGTAGAAAAAGGGTTAGTCGCGAAACAGTTCGCGGGGTTGGATTGGTGGGAGGATCAAAATATACCCACGTTCCAGACCGGCGTACAGGGCGGCACGCCCACGGTGACGGCGACGCCAACCGGCACGGCGCTACTGACTACCGGCTGGGCGGCGTCGGGCACCTTGTCGACGGGCGGATGGACCGCGAGCACCGGCGTCGTTAAGGTCGGTGACACTATTCAGATTGCCGGCGTTTTCCCTGTAAATCCGCAAAATCGTTTGCAGTATGGAAAGATTCTCAAGCAATTTGTGGTGCTGCCACCGGGCGGCTTTGTCGCACCGGCGAACGGCGCGGCGACGCAAGGCTTGACCTTTGGCGCCGCAACGCTGACTCAAGGCACGTTTAACTCGACCACCGGCGTATACACCTCAAGCGCGGGCGGACTACTGACGCTCACCATCGGTGATGCCATCATTTCGTCGGGACAGTTCCAAAACGTCACGGCGACCCCGGCGGCGTCCGCAGCCATTACCGTGAACGGCGGCGTGGCCAATGCCAACGTGACTAGCCCGCAAGGCTTGGTGTTTCACAAGTACGCCTACGCTCTCGCGTTCGCGGATTTGCCCTTGCCGCAAGGGGTTGAGATGGCGGTGCGTGCGTATGACGATGAGGATGTGGGTATGTCCATTCGCTGCGTCACTCAATACACCATCAACAATGACTCGGAACCGACGCGCGCAGACGTCCTGTATGGGCCGGCGTCGCTCTATCGTTCCCTTGGCATCCGCATTGCCGGCTAATAGGAGTAAATCACATGCCTACCATTAATCCGGGGCCGGCACTGACGCAAACCGTCAACACGCAAAGCCCTTACAGCTATGAAAAATTTGTGCAGACGTTGGCCATTACCATGACCCCAACGGCGGCGGCCACCATCACCACCACCGAGGAGTCATTCGGCGCCAACGGTGTGACTTTCGCGACAGCGGCCACCGGCATCTTGCCGGGTGATGTCATCTTAGGCATTGCCTATACGCAAGCCCAGACAGCCGGCGTCGGTATCGCAGGATTCCGGGTTGACCCCACGGTAACGGATAAATTTTATATAACGTTCGTGAATCCTACCGCAGGATCAGTCACGCCGTATTCCGGCGTCTATTTGGTCACGGTGGCGCGTTACAACGCGAGCAATAGCGTTGTGCCCGCTACCTTTAGCACGTTGCCCACGTCCGTTTTCTAATCACCCCTACTGGCGGGCACTGTCCCGCCTTTTTTTGGGGTTGGGAGTTAAAGCCATGCCCGGTAATTCAACCGTTCAACGCGGTAACGAACTGTTTGCCCAAATTCTCTATCAATCAGCACTCGCGGTGCCGAACTTGCCCGCCTCCTCAACGGTGCTTTCGACTTACACGATTGCAGGGGCGCAAATCGGTGATTTGATTTCGTATAACCAATTGTCTTACGTGTCCGGCGTGTCGGCGGACAATATGTATGTGTCGGCGGCCAATACGCTGTCAGTCTATTGGACAAATAACACGGCGTCCGCAATTAACGGCACGGCCGCGCAGCCGTTTATAATTGAGTTCACGCGACCTGAAAACATGGTGGAGGGTGGGTTCGCAATGCTTCCCACGACCATTTTCTAATGGCCACGCGTCCGTTTTTTTTGCTATCGGCCGCAAGCGTGAATCTAACGCAAGCGACGCCCTACAACGGAAACCTGGCGGGCGGCTATGTACTCAACACCAACGCCGCGGCGCGGTACTTGAAACTCTACACCGCGCCGGCACTAGGGGCCGCGCCGGTGGTGGGGACTACCGTACCATTTTTGACGATGCTACTGGCGCCGTCTGCCGGCACCGTGCTTTCCCTGATGCAATTCGAACCGGTGACGTTTTCTGGCCCGGTGTGGTTCGCCACCACGGTTAACGTGCCGTACACCGATACAACGCCCGTAGGCGCGGGCGATTTGTACATTACGCTCACCGTAGAAGGGTAATGGAAACCCGCGCGTTCCAGCCGCTGTATCAGTCATCGAACCAGATGACTAGCGGGACGCTCGCACCGTCGACGGTGATTCTAGCGAACGCCGCAACCGCAACACCGAATAGCGCGCCGTTCTCTGGCGTGATGATTAATCAAATCATCCAAATTCAGATTAGCAACACCTATAGCGTGTGGGCGTTTGTGAATTTTGGCGTGAGTGGGTCGGTGATTGCCGCCACATTAAACGGCTATCCGGTGGCGCCTGGCGCGGTGGTCGTGGTCACGGTGGGAAATGAAGTCACCGGCGCTAGCGTCATTCTCGCCGGCACGCCCGCCACCGGCGGCGCGGGGGTCGTGTTTACGCGAGGCGAAGGGTTGTAGATGCTTAAGAGCATCGGCTATGCGTTCGCATCGGCCGCCGCGACCATGGTCACACTCATTGGCGAAGCGTTCGGCACGTTTCACTATTATTCGGGAACGGCGTCTAGCGGCTCGATAGCGGTGACGGGTTTGTTCGTGAGCATCCGCGTTTTCCCCGTGGGTGGCGATGCGTCGTTTAACATCAACGGTGGGACCACGATCACCGTGCGCCAGTATTCTGGCTTGGTATGGACGCCGCGCAGTGTGGTCACGGCGCCTACCGTTAATTGGGTGTCGGGGTCTTTCGATTATCTAATTGAGGCGGCGTGACCGGCGGCATACAGGAAGTCACGCAGACCGTTTTTATCGGTGGCGGGTCATCGGGCATCAATGATGCGGTGTTGTTCACCGCTCGATTGTTGGAACCCGACAGCAACGCGACGCCCACGGATGCGCCGGCTTACACCTTAAGCGCGCTGTACGCGGACGGGCCGAACGCGACGCCCACCGATACTTTACAGGTGGGTATCGGTCTCAGTGACGCCAACGCCACGCCCACCGATTTGAGTACGTTCTACCTCATCGCAACGTACGCGGACACCAACGCGACGCCGACCGATGCGGCCACCTATGCGCTTACCGCGTCCTACGCCGACACGAACGCAACCCCGAGCGACGCCGCGCTTTACTACCTAAAAGCGACGTACGCAGACAGCAACGTAACGCCTACGGATCACGTGCTCTTTACCTATGAGTACACCGCGACGACGACTTGGACGTGTCCCGCGGGCGTCACGTCGGCCACCGTCGAATGCATCGGCGGCGGGCAAGGTGGCGCCGCCGGCACGGCGCTTGCGGGCGGCGCCGGGGGTGCGGGCGGTGCGTGCGCGACGTCGACGCTTACCGTAGTGCCCGCCACCGTTTACACCGTGACTGTCGGCGCCGCCTCTGCGGTCGCCGGCACCGGCAATGACTCATGGTTTAACACCTCGACCACGATTCGGGGCGCGGGCGGCGCCTCGGCTAACGCATCCATAGGCACCAGCGTTAACGCGGGCGGCGCAGCGGCGGCGGGTACCGCGCTGGGGTCCGGTGGTGGTGGCGGCGGTAGCGGCGGGCGCACGTCGGCGGGCGGCGCCGCATCGGCCGCAACGGCCGGCACGGCCGGCACCCCGGACGGCGGCGCGGGCGGTGCGGGCGGTGCGGGCGCGGTCGGTGGTGGCACCGCGGGCACTGCCGGTAACGCGCCGGGTGGTGGGGGTGGTGGTGGTGGCTTCGCCACAATTGGGTCAGTCGGCGCCGGGTCTACCGGCGCGGCCGGCATCGTCAAGATTACCGTTCAATTAGCGTAAGGGCGCAAGCATGCACGATCAAATCAACACGCCGAGTGATGGCTTACGGTTCCGCGGCGTGATGGACGTCCCGCACGATGAAATCGTCCTGGCACGCTGTGAATGGCACATGGTGGCCACCGACGTCAACACCGGCGCCGTGGTGTGGGATGAGACTAAGGAAAACTTGGTGACGACCGTGGGCAAGGCGTTATTGCTTAATCGCCTGTTTGGTCTATCGAGCGCTATTGCCATAGCCGGTATGGCGGTAGGCACCAGCGCGACTGCGGCGACGGTCAGCGATACGGCGATTACCAGCCCGGCGTATCAAGTGTTTGATTCAACGCCGACGCTCTCAGGCTTGGTGGTGACCGCGGTCACGACCTACGCCACGGGTAGCGCGAACATCAACATTCAAGAGGTGGGGCTACTCACCGCGTCGGGCGGCGTGCTCTTTAATCACCTGGCGCCGATCGGGCCGTTCTCGAAAACGACCGCAGTCACTTTGCAGATTACGATCACGATCACGCAAAGCTAATGGCGACCACGGCGCTAGACATCATCACCGGCGCACTGCTCAACATCAATTCATATTCACCGGGCGAGACGTTATCCGCGTATGACGCGCAGACCGGTTTAAACGTGCTTAATGACTTGATTGATTCGCTATCGGCGGATCAGTGCTTTATGTACACGCAAGTCGAAACGATTTACCCATGGATTGCGGGTCAGTATCA